TCAGATTAATTTGAGCTTAAATTCTTTTTCCACCCAAATCCGTTTTCCATCAAGTAAGGTTGCCATCGGTGTTCTGCCACAGCACATTTTTCCTTGATGTGTTCGATGGTGATTATAATACATTAACCACTCATCTAAATCCGCTTGTAATGTCGTTAAATCCGTATAAATTTTCTTCCTGAATGCCACTTGGTAAAATTCTTGTAAGATTGTTTTATGGAACCGTTCGCAGATGCCGTTAGTCTGCGGATGTTTTACCTTGGTTTTACTGTGTTCAATATCATTTATTGCTAAATAAAGCTCATAATCGTGATTTTCTACCTTGCCACAATATTCACTTCCTCGGTCAGTTAATATGCGTAACATCGGTAAACCTTGGCTTTCAAAGTATGGTAACACTTTATCATTCAGCATATCCGCAGCACTGATAGCGGTCTTCATTGTATAAAGTTTTGCAAACGCCACTTTACTGTAAGTATCAATAAACGTTTGTTGATAAATACGACCCACTCCTTTGAGGTTGCCCACATAGAAAGTATCTTGTGAGCCAAGATAGCCAGGGTGTACCGTTTCAATTTCACCACAGGCAATCTCATCTTCTTTCTTACGCTCTAAGGCTTGTACCTGTGTTTCACTGAGTATAATACCTTGTTCTGCAACCAGTTTTTCCAGGGCGATTAATCTTTGCTTAAAATTGGCAAGATGATGACGTAACCAAATCGAACGTACACCTCCTGCTGAAACAAAGATGCCTTGTTTACGGAGTTCCTTACTCACTCTTACCTGTCCAAATGCCGGGTTATCAAGAGCAAACTTCACAACAGCTTGCTCTATTGCCTCATCAACACGATTTTTTAAGTTGGGAACGCGTCTATTTTGATTCAGCAATGCTTCAACACCACCTTGCTCAACCGCTTGTTGATAACGATAGAATGTATCTCGGCTCATTCCCATTACTTTGCAGGCTTGAGAAATATTACCCAGTTCTTCTGCTAAATTTAATAAACCGGTCTTGTGTTTAATGAGAGGGTTGTTAGAATAAAACATGAGAGTTTCCTTTTTGTTTAGATTGATTTTTGACACTCATATTCTAAACGGGAAACTCTCACTTTTTAGAGTGAATTGTCAGATCAAGTCTGATCTTCTACATTCCGAAAAATTCTCAGATGTTCCGAAACTAGGTTTTAAGGTTTGTGTTTTTGGGAGGAAACGCTTTCTTGAATTGGGGTTACTATCGGGGCTTTTCGGATATAGACTTTTGTCATTTGAACGCTAGTATGACCTAATTGTTGGCGTGCAGCTTCTTCTCCTTGTGCAAGGGCTTTGTCTGTCCCTGACTTAGCCCTTAGATCTCTAAATTGGAATTCCTTTATTTCATTTGCGTATTCGGGATGTTTTTTTGCTGCTTGTTCTCGGATATAAGTAAAGCGTCTTCCTAATTTTACAGAGGTCATTTTTTCTCCTTTTGACGTTGTAAATAAGAAATTCCTTGTGGTTTTTTCTAACCTACTTTGAATTATATCAGCAAGTTTGCCAACTATCTCAATCCGCAGTTTGGCTTGTGTTTTTTGTTGCACAATATGGAGATATCCATCAAATATATGATCGCGTTGGATATTAACTAAATCTACAGGTCTTTGTCCTGTAAGGTAAGCGAGATCCATTAAATCTTTAATATCCTGATCTGCTACTTCATACACCATTTCAAAAATATTGTTCTCAACGTAAATTTCACGTTTTCTAATTGGAAAGCGTTTCATTCCTGTATTAGGACTAGCTAACGTTGTGTAACCCCACTCTCTTGCGTATTGCCAAATATGACCGAACATTGAAAAGGGCTTTGATAAAAATTCTTAGTGAATGTAGTCTTTGTGGTTGTTTAGCGTTGTTTGTGCGTTCATTTTGGTTTCCCCTTTGTCTGTGGCGTTGTTTGTTTTGATGGGTGTAGTTTAGTAAATATTAAACATTTAGTAAAGTGTTTATTTAGTGGAAAATAAATAAAGTTTAGTTCTGTTTAGTAATTTATTGATTTTAAAGAGAATTTATTTTTAGAAAGGTTGTTTGATTGCTTAATAAATAAACAGATTGAGTTGCAAGCGGTCGTTTTTGAAGAGAATTTTGCAGATTTTAGGAAAAAGAAAACCGCCCGTAGGCGGTTATTTTATTAGTGAGGGAGAATAGTAAAGTGTTGATTTAGCTTACCATAGGCTTTCTCAACAAATTCTACTTTTGTGGAATGATTAAAATCTAATAGGCGATCTATCTGTGGTAAGTGTACATCTAATCGTCTTGCCATTTCTGCTTTGCGTACACCTTGTTTAATCATTTCATTTAAGAGAAATACTTTCATTGATTGCAGCACGGTAAGATTAACCGTATGTTGTCCCTCTTTAATTGGGCTTGGCATTGGTATTTCTCGTCTATCATCAAAATAGAATTCAAGGGCTGTGGCTAAGCCATCTTGTGCTTCTAATAGGGCTTCTTCTAAGTCCTCACCTACGCTTGCCATTTCAGGAATATCAGGGCAAGTCACAAGATATGTGCCGTTATCATCAGGGGTAATTTCAACTGGGTAGCGTAACATATAAACTCCTAGAAAAGCCCCTCTTTCGAGGGACTTTGTTATTTAAGATCTAAGTCTTTCTTAATCTTATTTACTAAACCTGTACCAATCTCTTTGCTCCCGTGATAAGGAAAAACCGATTGTTTTCCGTTTAGTGTTACCTTTCGATGACTGCCTCGCCTATGGTTTTCAATTTCGCAACCTTGAGCAAGTAAGTACCTCAGGAACTCGCTGTATTTCATAAGATACCTCCTTATCAAAACAGCAAGGAAATAATACAACATTTTTGTTGGTATTACAACATTTTTGTTGTGTTTTTTTTGTAGCAGAAAAGAAAACCGCCACGAGGGCGGTTTATTCAAGGAATATTATTTTATCTTTTGAATTGTTGTAGTAACAGATCGAGTTTATTATCAACCCCATCTATTTTCTTCTCCATATTGCCTAGTCGCTGCTCAACATTGTCTAGTCGTTGTTCGACATTATCTAATCTAGATTCAACTTTAGTGAGGCGAATATCAAGATTTTTGATATTGGTCTCTACTTGGACAAACTTATCATCAATTTTCGAGAATCGAGCTTCAACTTTGGTGTCAAGGTGTGAATATACTGTCCATAATGCAATTCCAGCAGTAACTACTAATGCAATGAGTGTAGAGCCACCAGCTTTATAAAAAGCCTCTTTCGTCAAATAATTTGACTTGATTTCTCTTACATCGCCTTCAACTTGTCTTAATCGAGCATATAAATTCACTTCTTCCGTCTCCTGATAACTAATTTGTGAATTATTATGCCCGCCGTATACTGCATTTGCAAGTAAGGATAGTATGATTGCATCTCTAGGATCATTTTGAATCATTGGTCTATTCATTTTGTGAGCCCTTAATCCATTCTAAAATTCTCTCTCTGTCGAAAAAAAGCATATTATTACAGCAAACACAAGTGACAATAACGGCTGTTCTCGCTTTTTGGTCTAACCAATATTTTGTTCCTTCCCGTTCATTGAAATGCAAAGAATGAAATTCAGGAGCTGCAAATTTCATAACTTCATCAGGAGATGGCTCTATTCGGTATGGAATGGTTGGAACACCGATAATTTTCTCTCCGCATAATTCCGTAAAAGTGTCATAGCCATCGTGTAAATAATGTTCTTGGCTATTACAAATAGGGCAAGTTAAATTCCGCCCAGTACGTTGCGTGATAAAATCCGCAAACTGTTCAGGTTTAATGCGTTTATTATTCATTTTAACTTCCTTTCTACCCAATAAAACAACCGCTGGCTACAAATAGCTCCGATGCTCAACCGCTACGCTAATGCCTACAAGTCTTTAGGATTTATTGGCAATACTCGAATAAATTTCCCAAGGATAATAGCAGTATCTAAGGTTTCTCTCTTTATATCAAAAGGTTCGTAAGTCTTGTTGTCCGATAGGGCTCTATAAATACCACCTGGAATTTTTTGTAGTCTTTTTATATAAACTTCATCATCAATAACAAAAATATAAACACCCTCGTTATCGTAATAATTGATTGTAGTATCAATAAAAACAACATCCCCTTTGTTTATTGTTGGGCTCATACTATCAGTTGGAATGGTGATCATCTCAATGCCATTGCTTGATTTTCGCCCTACAATTTCAAGCAAGCCGTCTAAAGAGAAATAGATAGATTGAATAATTTCAGGATAGTTAGTATTGACAAAACCTGTTTCGCCCGCCTTAGCTTTGAAGTCAATTAGATGAATGGGGTATTGATGAGACTGTGTTTCTTGAATTGACATAGCAGACACAATCGCACTTTCTGTTTCTTCATCATAGTCCAAATAAAAGCTAGGCATTCCATATTCATTCTCTAATCTTCTTGCTGCACGCTCACCAAAAGATGATTTTCCTGATTTTAATTGTGATATGTAGCTTTTTTCCTTTTCTGGAATATCTCTTGTGTTGAACCATTCTGTAAGTTTTTTTCTGCGAATCTCTGGCAGGGTCATACCTTTAATCATAATTAACCTCACTTTTCATTTTTAAATTATTTTATTTAGAATTTCCTAAACAAGCAAAAGCTAAACTTTACTTGACTTTGTATTTAGTTAAATCTAAACTCAATCTAATTTTTACTTAACGGGAGTGTTAATGAACTTAACTAGTTATTTGTCAGATCGCCCTCGTGGTTTCAAAGCTGACTTTGCAAAAAAGCTTGGTATTTCCAAATCTTATTTACGACAAGTTGAAACAGGGTATTCACCAATGCCAGCCTATCTTGCTAAGAAAATTGAAGAAGTCACGAATGGCGAAGTAGCCAAATCTGAGCTTCGCCCCGATCTGTGGGATTAATTTACCCAAAGGAATGTGCAATGCCACGCAATGAATTAACAAAAAATGCAAGAGCAATCGGACTGAGTGAATTACAATTTAGCCGTACATTTGCAGATAATGTGGAAATGGTGGCGGTGATTATTGATTACTTAAGTATTGAGCTTGCGGATATTCGTTTCGCATTACGATTAGATAATATTCAAGGTAAAGCTAATCCATTTTTATTTGCTCGTAGGCTAATGCTTGAGGAGGCTAGTGATAATGTTACAGATATCACTCAGCCTAGCCCTTGGCAAAATGCCGGTGTAACCGCTATTCACGGTGGCTCAATAGCTACTAATACCGTTACTGCTCAACAAATTGCAGCAAATACCATTACCGCCAACGAAATCGCAGCCGGCACGATTGCAGCTCGAAATATGGCAGCAAACTCGATTAATGCAAGTCATATTGTGGGGAGTTCGATCACTGCGGATAAGCTAAATGTAAACAATTTAGCGGCAATATCGGCAAATCTTGGTAAGGTAACTGCTGGTACAATTACAGGGACGACAATTAGTGGTGGGACAATTTCAGGTACAACAATTACAGGGGGAATAATTAAAGGAGCAAGAATTGAGGGATTAACAGGTAAATTTACTGGAGAACTTGAAATCAACCAATTGATCGGAGGTAATATCTATGAGGCTAAAACTTGGACATCAAAAGCAACAGGGAAAAGTAAAACATATTCAGAAACGAAAAACAGTTTTGCATTAAGTGATACATATTATGAGTATGTATGTCAATTTGTACTACCTGCTACAAAAGCGACGAGAACATTGTATGTTGTCCACACTCCAACAGGAGAGAGTAAAAGCGAAACTTTTTATGGTAGTGGTAGTAATCGGACACCGACAACAATTACATTACCGTCTGTAATTGATATTAGCAATACTATTTCACCTAATGTATCTAACCCATTTAATGATTCTGGGGCAATACTCATTGCTAATACTCAATATGTAGTAACGTGTCGTGCGTGGTGTGCAGGGCGTGGGAGAAGTGCTAAAGTGAATTTTCGAGCAATTATATCATCTACAAATGGTTCATCTTATCAATTATAGGAGGCAAATATGAAAAAAATTATACTACTTACAACAATTATGGTTTCAGCTTGTACAACTCAATATAAGCAAGACTATACAACAAAACCAACCTTTTGTTATCAACTAGCCCCTCAAGAGCAATTACCGGGGAAAAACTGTATTGGCTCAGGAGGGCATTCAGGTTAACAAAGTAATTAAATCCTAATTACACGCTCATCGCCTGTAGGCAATTCAACGGCAAGTTTTAACTTACCGCCCATTGCTTCAATATAGCGTTTGAGCGTGGATAATCTTGGATCGTTATCTTTCTGTTCAAGTTTAGCAATAGCAGGCTGTGAAATACCGAGAGCTGTAGCTAATTGTTGTTGAGAGAGATTTAGCTCTTCTCTTAGTTTTGAAAGTTGTATCTCTCTAATCATTTCTTGAGCCATATCTTCCACTTTTTGGCGGCGTTCAGGAGAGAGTTCATTGAGCATTTGATCTAACGTTTTCATTTTCTTTCTCTAAATTATTTAAATAGGAGGTAAATTCCGCATCAGCAAGAGCGATCATTTTTTCATAGAATCTTTTGTCTTTACCTTTCTCGCCAGCACAAAGTACTATCGCTTGGCGTAAAGGGTCAAAAGCATAAAATGCTCGAATTGGCTTACCTTTGTTTTGAATGCGTAACTCTTTCATATTAGGGAATTTAGACTGATAAACTGTATCAGCATAAGGTCTGCCTAGACTATAACCGAATTTCCGCAGATAGATTAAACAAGCCAAGACACGTTCTTGAGTACTTCCATCTTGTTGACCGAACCATTCATCAAAGCAGTCAGTCGTGATAATAGACCATTCTATAGGGTCTGCCATTTTTGAACCTTTTATAACTTACTATTTATAAATGAAGTATAAATAAAAGGTTATATTATGTAAAGCAATTTACTCTTCCTACTAAGCCGTTTGTATGACTACAAGCGGTCTTTTTTTATCAACAATCCACAAAAGGAAAAATTATGACAACTTTTAACAAAATCTTAAACCCAATGTATTCCACCATCGCAAGCTACTCAACGCAAGATGACGGCTCACTCAATGCTAAGTATGTTGTTGGCACAGGTGATGATACCGATGGCGAGGTAACAAACTTTGTAATCATCACAAGTGAGTACAAATATATTGATGCTCAATCAGCCAAAGCGATTACTGATGCACCGCTAACAAAAGAGGATATTGGCAAAACGCCAACGCAGATTATGTTAGGGCGTATCTATAAGTACTTAAAAGAGACGGGGCAGATTGTAGTTTAA